ATTCCTTCTTGTAAACTTCCGGCTGGGAAACCAGTTTGTCCTATACATGAAAAAGTAGTAGAGATATATAGGGAGTGGGATATAATAAAAATGGTTCCAAAATTGCGTGCGGTGCTTAATGTTCCAGATGATGTTCTTATAAAATTGATAAAGCGGAGTTGGCGACTAAGTGATTTAATTGTTGAAGGAAAGATTCCTGAGATTGCTTATGAAAATCGTCCATTGGTCTTTTCTCTTGTTGATACATGTATACAAACTATGTCCTATTATAATAAAGTCTTCTCCCATACTACTTTGAGGGGAAGAAATTTTGTTCACACAATATCTGCTACTGATAATTTATATCCATTTAAGCTTCCTAAGGTTATGGATAGATTTGATAAGGAACCTTTTTATAGTGCAAAGGCTCAGCAAATTTTTAAGCGTTTTTTAGCTCCTGCTCTCCAGATGATGTATATGATCATGGGGGTTGATAAGGAGTTTGGACGTTATAGGTTTAGGTTTCTTAAAGAGGAGTTAATTAAGATATTGATTCAAGATTTTAGTTCGGGGGGTATTACTACCGGATCTAGTCGTGTTGTTCAGTATGAAGGAAATATTTATAATTTGTCCTATACTGGTAAGAAAGGCACTACTAAATATCACGCAATAAAGCAGATAAAGACTGCTTATAAGGAGTTCGATGGGGAGTTGTCCCTTCCAGCTCCTAATTATAATTTATCCTTGAAGGAGGAAGTTTATAATACTAGTGAATTGCCAAATTATGAGGAGCATGTAAAAGCTGCGGATAAAGTTAGAGTATTTGTGATTGCAAATTCTCTAGGGTATTATACTTCTTATTTGGTTAATTCTTTGCGCGTTAAACTTGAGCAAAATTGTAAAAATATTATGATAGGATTTAAATGGGATCAAGGCGGTGCTTTACGTCTTGCTCAACATAACCATTATGATGATGATGATGTGGAATGGGGTACAGGTGATTTTTCTAAGCTTGATACTACTTTAAAGAAAATGCTTCTTCAGCTTTTTACCACAGAATCTATGAGATATGTTAAAAACGAAGGAACCAAGGATCATATGTTTCATGAGAAATTAGTTCAATATGTAGCGAAATATTTGGGTTCTAAAGTCACGCATATGTTTGGTGATTTATGGCGTCTCGTTTTGGGCACTATGCCATCAGGAGTATTTGAAACTTCCCATGGTGACTCTTGGATAGTGCTTTTGATTTATTATTTGTTTATAATTTATACTTTGCATACTAGTAGGAATTCCGCAGAAATTTTATATTCCTTAGTAAATACAAAGAAAACTGGCATGGTTGATTATGGAGATGATTTTATTATGCGGTGGGAAAAGAAACACAGGGAGGAGATGTCAGTCTTCAGATTTTCACAGTTTTGTAGGAATTTTGATATGTTGATGAGGGATGAAGTTATTGTTGATTCATACCTCTCACAGATAAATTCTGATGGTGAAATGTCAAAAAAAGGTGTTGTGTTTTTAAAACGTTATACAATAAGTAGTAAGAGCTTTAATAACGCTGATTTGCCTGCTGTCTTACCGTTTCGTCCAACTACTGATATAGTTACTAAGTTTGCTACTAGCTCACATGGAAATAAGAAAAGTTTAAAAGATTATGCACTGTCTGCCTTTGGGTATGCTTATGATACCAAAGGTACTAATTTGCCGGCCTATCAGTTTTGTAGGTTAGCGTTTTTTAAGATCATGAAAGAGCTGGGTTTAAGTAAGGGTTGGGTTCGTCAATACTTAGAGTCTGAGTCCAAGCATGATGTGACTAAGTTTTTGAAGAAACTTGGTCTGCATGAAGAGAAGTTAAAAGAAGTTTTTCCAGAATATACTGATTTATTGATGAGAAATGTAATAAAGGATGAGGATTATCATGTTCCTACTCATCCTGGGACTATGTTCTATGAAACAG